TCAGACGAAGAACTCTTCATCGGGCAAGTCCAGATCGTAGATGGAGCCTCCCGCCTCGCCGTGCTGCGCCAGCGACACGGCGATGGCGCAGGCCACGGCCCCGTCGATCCGCTCCCGTGCCTTGCCCTTGCTGAACAGCCGGTTGCCGGCCCGGTCGGTCTCGACTTGGATGTTGTCGAAGCACCAGCGCAACACCTCGTGCCCGCCGTGCTGGAACTGGCGCCCGACGATGGCGCGCTCCAGCTCCTTGATCGCCGGCGCCATCGTGATCCAGCCTTGCCGTACCTCCACCGCCGGATAGCCGTCCTCGGTCAGCGTGTTCAGCGTCGAGCGGGCCAAGTGCGGGTCGATCCCCACCGACACCACGTTGAAGCGGTCGCACAGGTCGCGGATGCAGTCCTCCACCGCGCGGAAGTCCACCACGTTGCCGGGCGTCGGCTCGATCAGCCCGTCAGCCGCCCAGCGCACATAGGGCACCCCGTCCCGGTCCTGTCGGCCACGCAGGTTGTCGCCGGGGCAGAAGAAGTGCGGCAGCACCGCATAACCCGTCCCGACCCGCCAGCACGCCACCACCACCGTGAGGTCGCTGTTGCTCGACAGGTCCACACCCAGCCAGCATGGGGCTCCCGCCAGCGCGTCGAGGTCCAACGGCGCCGCGCCTTGATCGTAGACCGGCATTTCCACGAACGGGTCGGTCGAGTGATCGAGCCACACGTTCAGATGCAGTTGCTTGAACGCCTCCCGATCCGCCGGCCGGTTCTCGGCCTCCCGCGCGAGCTGCCGCAGCCCGTCCAGATCGGGGAAGCCATGGACCAAGCCGGGGTTCGCCCGGAACCACACCCGCTCGTCGCGCCAGTCCGCATCCGGCGCCGTCTCGAACAGCACCGGCAGGGTGCCGGGATCGTCGATTTCACCGCGGGCCACGCGGCGGGCATAATCCACGATGTCGTGAGCGACGTTCTGCTGACCGCGCCCGGCCGTGCTGATGACGACAGACAGGGAGCCGGGCACCTTCACCAGCCCCGTGCGAATCACGTCCCACAGGTCGCGCTTGGGCCAAGCGTGCAGCTCGTCCACCAGGGCGAAGGTGGGGGTGGTGCCGTGCGAGCGTGCCGCATCGCAGGAGATCGCCCGGAGCTGGCACCCGCTCTTGGGATGCTCGATGCGGTGCCGGTAGTCGATGAACCGGAGCTTGTCCCCGATGCGGGCGTCCTCCCGGCAGATGCCGGCGGCCTCCTCGAAACCGATGCGGGCCTGTTCGCGATCCGACGCGGCGAACAGCGCCAGCCCGCCGGGCACCCGCTCCGGGCCGATGGTGTGCAGCAGCCCCAGCCCGGCGCCAAGCGAGGTCTTGCGCCCGCCGCGCGGCAGCAGCATGACGACGTTGCGGACGATGCGCCGGCCGTCCGGGTGGCGCGGGCCGTAGATGCGTCGGACCAGGCGCTCTTGGAAGTCGTGGAGCTGGAAGCCGCGCTTGGGCAGGGTCGATTTCGGGTGGCGCAGCACGCGCAGGAAATCGACGGCGCGTTGCCCGAAGCCCAGCGGGTCGGGGATGTCGGAGCCGTCAGAGATCCAGGTCGGATAGGTCGTCATCGCTGTTTTCCGTGGGAGCGGCCTTGTTGCGGCTGGCCGGGGTCAAGCCCAGCTCGGCCGCCAGCCGGCGGCTTTCGGTCAGGGCCTGGAACATGGTCTGGAACGCGGGGTGGCGCCGCACCTCGCCCTTGGCGCTGGTGACGGTGTCGCCCTCGCTGGCAAGCGTCGCCTGCATGCGGCGCACGGTGCCGGCGGCGAGGCAGTACGCCTCCAGCATGGGCAGGTCTTCACGGGTGATCGTCTTGCGGGCGCGCAAGCCCGGCACGACGCGGCGCCATTCGGCTTTCGCCTCGCCTGGAAGCCAGGACGGCACGGGCGGCAGCCGGGCAAGCCCGCCCTCGATGGCCTTCAGTTCCGGTTTCCGTCCACGCATCGCGCCATCCCCTTATCCGATTTGCTCAATTCGCCTCTCTCGGGAGCGAGACCCCCAACCGGTACCCGGCCCCGCTCCAGGAAATTGCAGACCCCCTATCCCCAACCCCTTGCTATCCCTGCCTTTTCCCGTGGGTTTTGCGGTTGTGGTGCAGCCGGCAAAGGGTCTGGAGGTTCGCGGGGTCAAGCCGCCCCTCCGGTCGCTCCCGGATGCTGGCCTTGTGGTCCACGTCCACGCCCTCGGTCGATCCGCAGACCACGCAGCCGGGCTGCATCGCCAGATGGGCGCGACGCAGCCGGTACCAGTCCGAGTCATAGCCGCGCTGGTGACGGTTGGGGCGGGCGGCCTCGGCAGCCCTGGAACAGCGTGGGCACGCCCGGCCGGCGGGGACCAGGGCGCCGCACTTGCAGACACGAGACGGAGCGTACGGCATGCGGGAGTGACCTGATTTCCGGGGTAACCGAGGTAACCGAGGTTACCGCGTTGATTTTGCATGTAGTTCTCCGGTTACCCCGGCCCGAAGCGTCGGGGTAACCGGGGTAACCGGCGGGGTAACCGTCAGGCCGGCGGGTTGGCGGTGGGGGCGTTGACCGGGTGCCCGAGGATCGCCACGGCCCCCAGGTTCGCGGCGCTGGCGTTGCCGGCCGGGGTGACGGTGAGGCGCTGGTACCGCTTGCCCCCGACATAGCCCAGCTTCCGGGCCTTGCCGTCGTCGGCGTGAGTGAAGCCGGCCAGGGCCTCGGTGCCCACCAGCAGCGCATCGGGCACGGCCTCCGCGTCGGACAGATCGGCCGCGTCGCCGTGATCCATCCGCACGGTGAAGGTGGCGTCCGCATCGGCCAGCGCCCCCGCCAGGATGACGAAGGTCACGGAGCCGAAGCCCAGCCGATCCACGATGGCGGACACCACGGGCGTGTTGTCGGTCGGCGCGGTGCCCGGCGGGATGACGGTGACGGGGTGGATGTTGTTCAGCAGGTCGCGCATGGGTGTTCCTCCTTCAACTCGCGGCCACGATCAGCTTGCGCAGCGCTTCCGACTTGCGGACACCACCGGCAACCCGCTTGCGGGCGTGGAAACGGCACTTGCCCTTGGTGCGCTGGGTCAGGTCGTCGCGCAGCAGGGAGAAGCCCACCCGGTCGAACACCCGGTAGCCTTGGGCGAAGTCACCGAACACCAGGGGCACGGCGCCGCCGGCCACGTCGGGCAGGTCGGGCAGCTCCACCACCGGCCGCCCCAGGATGGTGGTGACGGGCGAGCCGGCCAGCCCCGACATGGACAGCAGGTATTCGCCCCCGGTGGTCTTCAGTTTGCGGATCGCCCCCAGCGTGGTGGAGTTCATCCCCCACACGGCATTCGTCCGGTAGGGCGAGGGGAGCGCGTGGAACAGGTCGATCAGCGAGTCGGCGGTGATCTTCGCCGCGTCGCCGCTCGCCACGGTCGGGATGCTGGTGTCCGACATGAAGCCCATGGGGCGCTTCACGCCGTTGCCGGTGACGAAGGCTTCGCCCTCGGCCTGCCCGAACTCTTCCGCCAAGTCGGCGGCCAGCTCGCCGAAGATATCGACGGCGGCGTCCTCCAGCGTGGAGAAGGACACGTCGATGAAGGCGGTCAGCTCCTTCACCTCGTAGGCCGACTTGCCGTAGCGGCTGGCGGTCTCGGTGTCCTCCCGGTCCTCCAGCTCCTCCACCCACGTCGCGGTGGGGCGGCCGATGCGCTTGGGCAACTCCACCGAACCGCGCGCCGTGCTGCGCACCGTGGCGAGCTGGCGCACGGGCGACCACAGGACGATGTTCTTGTCCACCTCGGCGATGAACTCGGCGGGCGCCAGATAGCCGGCGCTGGGATCGTCGCCCGTGCGTAGGGACTTCACCTCGCCGAACTCCAGCCCGGCCACGCCGTGACGGAGATAGCCCTCGAACGCCTTGCGCTCGGGCGCCTCGTCCGCCTTCTTCTCGGGAACCAGGGCGCCCGGCCGGCGCAGCGCGGTTTCCACCTTGCCCAGCCGGTCGGTGAGCGGCGCCAGCGCGGTGGTGATGGCGGCGGTCATCTTGGTCTCGACCCCGGCCACCAGCTCGGCCGTCTTGGTCTCCAGCGCGGCCAGATCGGGCGCGGTGGTCTCGTCTTCCATGGTGCTCTCCTCGGTGTTGGCCGCACTCACGGCCGGGGCAGACTTCACGCTCAGCACCCGCGCCCGGCTCGATGCCGGACGGCGCACGATGCTGACTTCCTGAAGGGTGACTTCGGCCAGCACCCGCCGGCCGGTGGTGTCGCGGTGGGCCTTGGTGGCGACGAAGCCGATGGACAGCCCATCGAGCCGGCCGCCGCGCAGGTCCGCCAGCGTCGCCGGATCGGTCACGACGCCGCGAACCTTCAAGCCGATGTCGTCCTCGCTGGCTTCGATCCACCGGCCGATGGGCAAGCCCTTGTGCTCGCGCAGCATCAGCGGCAGCCCGGCGGTGAGGCTGGCGTGGTAGGCGCCCGCCTGCACCACGTCATTGACTGCATCGGCCGGGCCTCCGAACAGGCTGGCGTAGCCGATCACTTCGCCCTCGGGGGAGACCTTCACCTCAAGCATGGGTGCGCTCCGTGGTCGGGGCCGGCGCGGTGTTGACCGGGCGCATGAAGGTCTCGCCCCCGGCATAGGGCGGGCGGTTCTCCATGGCGCGGGCTTCGTTCGGGTTCAGGATGCCGGCGGAAATCGCGCTGCTCATCGCCGTGAAGCGGGCGGCGATGTCGGCGCGGGCCAGATCGTCCACCAGGAACTCGAAGTAGAGGGTTTCCCGTTCCTCGGGCGTCAGCAGCGTAATCGCCATGGCGTCGCACCACAGGCGCAGGATCGGCAGCATGCAGAAGGTCAGGAACTGCTGCCCCATGCTCTCCGCGTTGGCGTGGGTGGCGCGGTCCATCTCGTTGACCAGATGCAGCGGCACCCGCCAGAAGCGGCTCACCTCCTCCACCTGAAAGCGGCGCATCTCCAAGGTCTGCGCATCCACGCTGTTCAACTGGACCTGTTGGAAGTCCATGTCCTCGCTCAGGATCATGGTCCGCTTGCCGGTCACGCCCTGATAGAAGTTGGAGAACATGGAGCGGACGCGGCGGAACTGGTCTTCGGTCAGCCGGCCCTTGACCTTCAACATGCCCGAGGGCTTGGCGCCGTTGCCGAACAGGGAGCCGCAGTGGTGCTCCAGGGTGAGGGACAGGCCGATGGCCTCCCGGCCCAGCGTGACGGGCGAGGCGCCCTTGTGAACGTCCAGCCCCACGCCCCGGATGTGCAGGATCTCGGAGCGGTCATACTCGCGGGCGGGCAGCGCCGGGTTGCCGGTGGCGACCATGTAGACGGGCGCCATGGTGCGCGGGTCCTGACGGACGGAGACGGTGCGGGGATCGAGCGGGATCAGCTCCACCACCCGGCCGGCGGCGTCGCGGTTGACGAAGGCGTAGGCGTTGCCGTGGGTGGCGAAGTGGGTTCCCAGCACGAGGCGGAACTCGCTGGCCGGGGTCCAGTCGTTCGCGGCCTTGGTCACCAGCGCGGAGAGGGGATGGTCGGTGGCGCGCTCCCGGTCGTCGCCCTTGCGGCGGTACAGGTGCGGGGTCAGTTGCTCGATGGTCTCGGCAATCACCTTGATGCAGGCGAAGGAGACCGAACAGCGCATGGCGGCCTCGGGCGAGACGGACACCCCCGCAGCGGTGGGCAGCGCGCCGCCGGTCAGCACCTCGTAACCGTCATCGCTCTTGCGCTCGATCCCCTTGAAGAATGCTTTGATGCCCGTGAACATTCACGCCAATCCTTGCGATTTATCTGCAAGTTCAGCATCAGAACAAACATTGTAAAGATAGAAATGAAAAATGCGCGCGTTAGTTTTTCTCGTGCTTTCTTGAGTTTTCTCTGTCTTTCTTTCTTAATATTTTTTGCTGCGACCTATCTATCGACGGAGGGGATGCGACTCACTCTTCAGGGCAATCCCTGCGGCGGCCAGCAGATCCCGAACCGTCGCCTGCTGTGCCTCGGTCGGCGGGGGCAAGTCATCGTCGGGCCGGTCGTGGGGCGGCAAGGCGCGGGTGCCGCTGCTGCCCTTGGCGATCACGTCCAGGCGCCGCCACTGCTCCCGGAGGGCTGACCGTTCGGCATCCAGGGCCGCGTCCAACTCGGGCCAACTCGGCCACCACGTCGGTCGGCCGGTGACGGAAACGCGCTTCAGAACACGGTCAAGCGTGCTGGGGTCGTTGATGATCGCGGCCGGGTACTCGGCCCGCAGGATCGATGAGACGGCTCCCATCAGCTTGCTCGCGGGCGGCAGTTCCTTGCCGGCGCACAGGTTCGCCAGATGGGCGATGAACGCCTCGGCCTCCGCTTGGGTAGCCGGCAGGGAGCGTACCTTCAGTGCACCCAGCGCATGCACGGCATCGCGCCTCATCGTCTCGGTGATGACGGCCGGCGGCTGCCAGGGGAGCGGCTTGGCTTCGGTGCCATGCTCGGTGAACACGACGGTCTCAGGCACTTTCAGCGCAGCCTGCAAGGTCGCGGTCAAGTATTCGTTGGAAGGGGTTTGCCGGGGCCGAAGGCCGTACGGGTTGAACGGAACGACGTTGCTCATGGAGCTTTCCCTCGGGCATCGGGCGGTTTCGGGTGACGATGGCGTCGGCAATCGGCTGGTCGAAGAAGGCCAGCGCGGCAGGGGGCGATTGCGACCTTTCGGCCATGGTGTGGCAGATGGCGGTGAAGACTCCCTCGCACAGATCGACATCGGCACCAGCGGCAAGCCAGCGCTGGGCGAACACGAGGTCCTTGGCTTGGGGGTGGGGCCGGCGGTGTTCTTCGCCGTAGGCTACGGCTCGGGCATTGTCGAAAGCGCGGATGATCCCCTTGGCGGCAGACGTTGCGCCCGTACGCGTTTCAACAACACAGACTCTTGATGGATCTAATAACGGATCGGCGGAACCTCGTTCCCCCTGGTCTGGAGCCACGTTCCGGGCGGAAGCTCCTTCCGGGCGGAACGTGCTTCCCCCTGATGAGGGGAGCCCGGAATCTCCTTTCCCCTGGTCAGCGAGGGCACCCGGAACCTCATTCCGCCCGGAAGGAGCTTCCGCCCGGAACGTCGTTCCCTCTGCTTCTTGCTCTACCGCTTGGGCTTCGGCTCGATTGGTCCCCTCGTCGCGTGCCACCAGTTCATCGAGGTTGAAGCGGTACTCCCTCGGCCGGTGCTGACCCGGCCGCTCTTCGGCAACCAGGACCAGGACATTGATCGCCACCAAGGCGCGCATCGCCTCACGGACGGCCCGATCCGAAATCGAGCAGTCGCGGGCGATGCGGGCATTGCTGGGGAACACCCGCCCTCCATCATCGTCAGCGAAATCAGCCAAGCGGGCAGCCACCAGCTTCTGGGTTCCGCTGGGAAGCGTTGTGCGCCAGACCAGAGCGGAAACGCGAAGGCTCATGTGGGTCTCCCTCCAGCCATGGGCGCTGCATCAGGCTGGAACCGCCAGAAATGGCGGATGCGCTCATTGTCCGAGTTCATGCCGTGGCGATCCGTCCGCTGAAGCTCGGGCGCCGACATGGTCAGTGCTCCACCCCGAGCCACAGCGTCGGCACACCGTCCCCGCGCCAATCGCGGGCGGCGGCAAGCGCGTCGGTGAAGCTGTGGGTGTCGTGGACGATGCACCGGCCACCGTCCTCGTCGATGTAGGTGGCGAGGAACAGCGGTCGGCCGGTTCTCTTCTGGGAAAACCGCTCCATGACGAGAACCGGGAATTCGGGGATGGCGAACATAGTCACTCCCCGAACTCACTGGTGGAGTGGACCAGCTTGCCCAGCCGCTTCAGCGCCCAGCGGTCGAGTTCTTCGACCGGATAGAGGGGGGTGCGGTTCTCCCCTTTGTTGAAGGCGGGGCCTCCACCGACGCTCGCCTTCTTCGCCAGCGTAGTGCTTGCGATCGTGATGCCATGGACCAGGGCGAGATACTCGGATGCCTCCCAGCGCCGCAGGCGCGGCTTGCGCAGGGCCGGCGGAAGGCAAAGCTCGGGCGTCTGCGGCCGGAGATTATCCGGCCGCCCATTCAAGGTTGTCATTTCCAAAGTTCTCCTAGGTTAGGGTGCGCCCTTGTCGGCGGCACCTTTAATCAACTCGACATGGACCAGTGGACGTTCAGCTCGCTCAATCAACGTGGATCCTAGTGCATTCAAGTCGAGTACTATGATAGGGCCAGAAAATCTTGCATCGTTCGAAACACCGTCATTACATGCGGCATCAACGGAACTGTGCCAAATGTGAGATCCATCAGCCCACCAGATGAAGAATCGGGTGGGTATTACACGGCCTTTTCCAGCTTGGGTGATAGTTTGGCGCTGAAGATACCCAGCTTGGAAACCCCAACCATGCCCAGTATCCAATTCGCGCATCTTGGCGAGGAATTCAGCAGGATCAAGCTCACCCTTGACTTCTCTTTCCTTAATAAGTTCCTCGATTTCTTGGCGCTGAGTAACGATTTTCTCATAAAGCTGAGGAGCCCACTCGTACGCCCGAAGATGATCGCCCTCATAGGCTTCCTGCCACTGAAGGGCATGCCAGACGATGCCGATAGCGCACCAACTTGCCACCTCCTTCGCTTGCTGTGGGCCGATCCCACGGTCGGACAAGAGCTTGAGGGTCCACATTTCCGCTACGGCAAACGCATCGAAGCGGGCATGGCCCTCATTGCTCGGAAGGATCGCCCGCCGACGCCAATCGCGCTGTTGTGCGGTTGAGACGTTGGTGATCCGCTCGGCTTCACCGGGGGTGAAGGTAGAAAGTATGGTCGCGATGTTCATGCGTGAGAGATATCACGCTTTGCAAAACGTGGCAAGCACCACGCTTCCCATATCTTCCTGTCGTTAAGCCTGCAACGCCCCCGCTACGCGGTCGCAAAGCTTTGTCATGTTAACGACAATAGCCGAACTTCCTTCCTGCTGGTTGCTGCCAAACAAATCCCACATGGGGACCTGATAACTTTCGGCGCAAACGACAGAGACGTTATCCGCTTCCACTTCTCCATCCTTAGGAGGTCGAACAATAAGGAGGGTTGTTCCATTGGAAAAATTCTGTCCAGGCGCTCGGAAGTTTTTCAAGTCTTCTGTTGTGGGGGAGTTTCCATAATAAGCAATTGCATTTCCTACATCGGTAAAGCCAATAGCAATAAATGAAGCCCTAGAGACTGCAACGCCATGGCGAACCAATTCAGCGACTAATGAGATATGAATTGCTCTTCGCATGCTAAAGAGACGCATTCTCCCCGTGCCCGGCGAATCATCATCATCGTTGATGACAAGCATCTTGCGTGCGAGCCAATTTTGAAGGGTTGCTAGCGGCAGCTCAGCCGCAGCAGCCACCTGCGCTGTCGTGAAACGTGGAACCGCAATGTTTGAGTGCATGGCGCATCCTAACCTAATCGATTGTGCAGAGATGCTACGCCGTTAATTTATAGATGTCAATTGACACTTGCAAACTGAGCGCATTCAAACCCCCTAACCATCCGAGAGGGTCATAAAGCCAACCCTCTTGGATGGTTAGGGGGAGCTACAACGCCAGCGCCACTACCCATGAACTGGGGAGGGTAGTGGGCGAGAGGGCTTTAATATGACGCTAACCTCGCCCCAGCAGCTCCTCGTATCGAAGCGCCGGTACCTTCCAACCCCTCCCACAATGACGTTGGGAGAATCACGTAGGGACGCGCCTTGGCGTGGATGTCTTCTTCAACCGCCTCACGGTGCAACGAGCCGAAATACCGGCCTTGCCCAAAGAGCTTGAGGTTGGCCTCCAATGGAATGATACCGAGACGAGAAATATCGGCGGTGATACTTTGCCAAAGCCGGATATCGACTGCTGCTATATTGTCCACTGTCATATGTGTAAAGAAGGCAAACTTGGCAAGGATACCGGCGGGGGTTGTCGCTTGTGTCGGCTCCCACATTTGGTTCGAGGCGTAATCCAGCGCATCAGTTGCGGCTTGGCTTCGATCCCAGGCGGCTCGGAATTCAGGGTGGTTCCTCCCTAGTTTGCGAAGTGATTCTAGAGGGGCAGCCAGACGGTCATCCTCGCTGCTAGCCGCGAGCCATGCGAGATAGGCGGCAACTACTGGATCATCAGCAGTTTCAACTGCGCATTTCGCAGGCTCATCAGCGCAAAGGGCGTCGGTAGCAGCGACACCCTTTGCAGCGCCGCCAGCGCCAGGGGTGTCCAGATTGTGGACGCCCTTGGTCGGGTCGGTGCTGAGGGCCTCCGGAATGTAGAGGCCCTTGCCCCCTTGCTCGAGATACACCCCCGTCAGGAAGGTCAGCACCTGCTCGACGGATTCCGTGTGGTTGTCGCTTTCGCCGGCCGCCATACCAAGATGGCCGGTCACCATCCGCAGCTTGACCAGCGCGTCGGCAATGCTGCCCGGCGGGGTGGTGTGGATGAGTAGGACCATGTCCAGCGCGTCCAGGACGAGATCCTCGTGGTCTTTGCCATCGCTTGCTTCCGCAGCCGCTCGCGCCGCTTCGGCCGCTGCGATTTCCACCTCGGCTTCGGCGAAGGTAAACCCGAAGCGGGGGAGGAGGGTCGACGGTGCCCCAACATGGGGCATCGCCCGTACCGGAGTGCCGTCACCGTTTCGGTGGTCGCCGAAACGATCAACCCTCCCCACGGTGGGGAGAGTGGTTTCCTTCACGGTGGCAGAAACCCCCATGTCGGTCAGCAGCCGGCGGGCTTCCTGTTCCGCCGCCGCCTTCGCGGCCTCGAAGCTGTTGGCCGGAGCACCCGCGATGCCGGTCGTGAACTGCGGGCCGATGTGCAGTTCCCACGCGATGATGCGCGGGTGCGGCCCGGCCGGCGGGATGTCGAAGGCGATCAGCTCATAGGGGCCGATGAAGGCGCGTTCGGCGCTGGTCGCGCTCCACATCTCGGAGAGGCGGCGCCAAGTGATGGACGGGACGATAGGCAAAGCGGAGGCGTTCGCGCCCATGGGCGCGTCGATCATCGCGAGCATATTCAACTCCGTGGCTTGTGGTCGTCCGATTTCACCGAACGGCCGGTTGGTCTGGAAGGGGCGGAATAGAGTTCCGGTGCTTGGGGGATTAGCAGCTGGCGTCGGTAATCCCGACGTCAGCCGGGCGATTGCTGGATTACTGTTCCGGGTATCGGGAGTTGTCCGGTTTCGCTGGACAGTCGGGCAGATGGTCGAGTTCGCCCCGGTCCTCTTCCGGCTCAAGGTCCGGGTTGCCGTCGCGGGCGTCCAGTTCGGCCAGAAGGGCGTCGATGGCGGCTTCGATCATCGGGCGGGGCCAGCGCGCCAGCAGGGCCGGCGGCGGGCAAGGCTTGGGCGTGGCGAGAAACGCTCGCATGGGGTGCCTCAGGCGTTGAACGGCAGCAGATTATCGGTCATAATGACCGACATGAGGTATATTATCCCGAGCGAGATTCAAATCAAGATGAAAAGTCCGATATCGGATGAAACATCCGTTTCTCCGGCTCAGTGCCGGGCGGCACGGGCTTTGATCGAGTGGACCCGCGATGATCTTGCGGCGGCTGCCCAGACGGCCCGCTCCACGCTTGCGGACTTCGAGGCGAACAAGCGCCAACCCCACCCCCGCACCATCGCCGCGATCCGCACAGCATTGGAGGCGGCCGGCGTGGAGTTCATCCCCGAGAACGGGGGCGGGGCCGGGGTACGATTGAGGAAAGACGTCACCGCGAGCGCAGTCCTATGACGCGCTCACCCTCTCGAATCATTCGCGATGTCGTTTGGCATGAGCACATCTTCAGCCCTCTCGCCGACCTGGAAGGGGATGGGGTAGAGGGGCGCTTTGACGCGATCGAGGAGAGGAACGGAAAGATCTCGGTCTTGGACGTAGAGAGCGACACTATCCTCTGCGAGTGCGACACCCACGAGGAAGCCATGAATGCAGCTCAGGAAGCAGCCAACCTTTGGCGCCCTGCTACCAATGCTTTTTGAAATAAAGAAGCCCGCCACAGACGAGCCGGGCGGGCTAACATAGATAGATAGGTTGCTTTCAAGCCGCCAAATCAAGGAGATCCCATTCATCTGACTTCGTATTATGTAGAGCATCTTTCAAGCGAACACGCTCCACCACAATCCTGGGCAACGAATATCCATTGGGCGCTCTTCTAATATTCATCCCGGTGAAGTGACCTGGGGGAATCACTATCGCAGGCGTCTTTCGGCAAAGAAGGCCCCAAACCACATCCCGAATGGTGCGGTCCGTCACCTCCCCCTGACCTGCATGCTTCTCCCATCGACTCAGCACCGCATTGTCAACATGCATGGCTTCGGAGAACTGCTTCCCATTCATGCCACAGGCTTTCCGCAAAAACTTAATTTCCGGCCCGCTAAGCTGAACAGGAATCATAATCCGGCCTACAGCAACGGCAGCCTCCAAACCCTCACTATCAGGGATCTCAATCCCGTCAAACCCGCAACTCGGGCAGACGTGACGCTGCACGGCATTTTTGATCGTGATGGGAATGCCGAACGCATCATCGTCATAAGACGGCAAAATCTCGATCTCACTGATCGGGGCTTCGCAAACGACGCAGGTTTCCATGGCTTCCATCCTAATTCACTTCAATTCGATCGTCGTCACTACGATGACGATGTTGCGACGGGCTTTAACAGCCACGCAGATGCGAAGCCGCCGTCCATCCAAGTCATGCCCCTCTACGCTCCAAACCGGACCTTGATCATTTTCGCGGATCTGTGTGATTTCTAGACACGTCTCAAGAACGGTTCGCACATCACGATCAGTGATCTCGCGTTCCGGCATCCGCTCACGATCAGCATGCTTGGAGTAGATGATTCGCGCTCTGGCGCGCATCATCGTTCGGATTGTTTCGGCCTCATCCTCGTACACGCTTATCCGCGCCTCCCCAGCGCTTAAGAAACAAGATATGCGGATGTTTGATCCGCGATCAATCGACAAAAATCACCACGGGGTGATATTTTTCCGATATGACCCCACGAGTGTTGCGCACACACCACCATATTTCACGTGCATAAGCACTAAATTTTTCAACAATCCAGGAGTATCAATGATTTAGTTCAGCCTGAGCTGGGCGGCATGTCACGCTTAAGCGCAACCTATGAACTACCCTTCGCCGATAGAGTTAGCAGAAATGCGTGTGAGGTCGATCATAGAGTTCTCCTGATGGCAGGAAGAATGCTGCCTATAAGGATCGGGCGGAACGAGCCCCCTTCGCATGTGACGGTTCAGGACGCTGTTGACAGTGGACGCGCTGTCCAACGACACCTTAACCGTTCCCTAGCGCTCCGATGGAATGGCAACCATTGTCGGGCTGACGGTTACCCCAGTTAGCCCGGAAATCAGGTAACTCCGGCACGTTTCCGCTTCTTCGTCTCCGGCAGTGACGCCACCTCGGCCCCGGCCACTTCGCCCTTGGCCGTCGCGGCGCCAGCGTTCAGCGCGCCCATGATCCGGCCCTCAATCTTGTCGGACAGTTCGCGCAGCGGGTTGGCGTCCCGGTTCACATACCGGCCTGTCATCGCCAGCGTTTTGTGACCCAGCTTGTCGCGCACGAGGAAGGCGTTCGCTCCAGTCTGGCCGGCGTAGGTCCCGACCGTGTGGCGAAGATCGTGAAGGTGGACGTCCTCCAGTCCGGCCTTGGTGCGCACCGTGCCCCAGGCGTGGGAGATCGTACTGTTCGGCAACGGTTTCTTGAGATCGAGCGGTGCCGGCAGCACCCACACCGACGTGCGGGGCAGATCGGCCAGGAAGGCTTGGGCCAGGGCGCCGATGGTGTGAATGCGGGCACCCGCCTTGCCGTCGCGGATCAGGACGGCACCCTCCACCACATCGTCCCAGCGCAGCGCCAGCACTTCCCCCAGGCGGCAGCCGGTCAGCAGCAGCAGACGGAGACCAGCCAGGACGGTTTCATGCACCTCGGTGGTCTGGTCGAGTTCGGCCAGCACCTTCCCCAGCCGCTCCACCTCGGGGGTGGACAGGAAGCGCTCCCGCTTGTTCTCGCGGTATCGCTCGATCTTCTTGCACGGGTTGGTCTCGTCCGGGCGCATGCCCCAGACTTCGGCAAGGCCGAACATCTTGGAGAGGACGGCCAGCGTCTGATTCGCCTGTCGCGGGGTGTCCCGCATGTCGTGGTGGAGCTTGGCGACATCGGCACGGGTCACCTTGTCCACTTGGAGCTTCCCCAGCGCGGGCTTGATTTCCTTCTCCACCAGTCGGCGGAAGCCGGTCGCCGTGCTGGCCTTGTTCTTCACCTCCACATGCTCGGTGAGGTAGCTGTCCGCCAGATCGGAGACGGTGGCGCCCCGTTTCGTCCGGGCCTTCTTCTCGGCCGCCGGGTCGGTGCCCTGCTTCACCGACGCCAACAGCTTCTCGGCCTCGGTGCGGGCTTGGTCCGGCGTCCAGGGGGAGCCGTGCCGGCCGATGGTCACCTTCTGCTTTGGGGTGTCTCGGCCGCCCATACGGTAGATCACCAGATAGACCTTGGCGCCCTTCGGCGTGACTTTCAGCACGAAGCCCTTAAGCAGCGTGTCGAACACCAACAGGTCCCTGTCCCCCGCCTGGACCTGATCCACCAACTTTTTCGTGATCTTGGCTTCCAT